GGTCAAGATAACAATAGTCAGGGATTTAGAAACAACTTCAATAACATTCAAGCCGCATTGAGCAACTTGGATAGTTATATGAATAGTTTAGCGGCTACCACACTGAACGTTAATGCTCCAAATGTAACAGCAACCAATGTGTTGACCGCTGAAAAATCATTAGTTATAGGTCACGGAAATACACAAACTACAGTAAGTTTGGCGTTTTTAAACAATAATTTAGTAGTAGTTGGACAAAATCCAGACGGATCAGAAGCTGGCGGATCTGTAGCATTCTTTCCCTTCACTGTGCCAATTGGTGTAATTGGTTATGGCATTGATACTGTTGGCGGGCAAGTATTAAACTATTTTGTGGCCAGCAACGATACAACCAATGTACTTACTGGTGCAACATTCAGCACAATTAACAATAACACTGGCACTACATACACAGTCAGTCAAGTCAGCGGACAAAAGGTATATTTCTATCCTTCAAGCACTTCGTTAGATCCTGTAGTTAATATTGTTAATCCAACATTTAAGAATTACACAGTTATTAATGCCAGTACTGTAACTAACCTTATCAGTCAAACTCTAAACGGACCCACTGTAACTTTTAGCGGTAATACCCCTTCAGATGGATACACTAATGGTACCGTAGTATTAACTGGACAAGGCGGTTTAGGTGTAGGTGGTGATATCAACACTAAAGGCGTTATTAATGCAGTACAAGGGTTTGTTACATCATCCACACAAAGTTTACTTGGCGGACTTACTATTGCTGGTTCACAAGGTATTGATATCACTGACATTCTTGGTAATTTATTACTGACTATCAGTCCTTCTAGTTTTAAAAATAGTTTAGATGACCCAAATGTTTCAAAACCAAGTGGTTATCAATTTTTGCCAGGCGGTATTGTTCTACAATGGGGATTGGCTCCGGCCACTGGACAGTCAGCAAACTTTACATATGATTTCCCCATACCTTTCCCAACTGAATGTTTTGTTATATTCAGTGAGGCAAACTATGCGTTGTATGTAGGTACTGACAGTTATACACAAGGTACAGCAATCGTTAGTCGTACACAGTTTACAATTACTCAAGACTACGGTCAAGCACAGTTTTGGTTTGCTATAGGACATTAATGTTTAACCCTTTATTACCAGATCTTTCAAAAATAAAAGATCAAGATTTAGATAACAAAATTTTCGAACTTACAAAAAAATACTATACCGCCCTACGTTTAGGCAACGGCGGTGTAGCACAACAAATTGTATTAAACTTAGATGCATTTAAAATGGAACAACAACAAAGAAGAATCAATGCAACTAAAGAAATATCAAGAAAAAATCAAGACGATGGATTGGACGATTTAATTAATGTCGACTAATTTAGAACCATATATCTGGCCAACAAGTTTTGCGTGTTCTTTAGTAACTAATAACATATTACTGCCAAACCATTATACCATTACTGTTGGCATACATCAGGTTGATCCTGTCTATTTCTCTTTAGGTTTTAGACGCTTAAAGACTTTTATAGATAGCTTTTTACATAACGGTATTTTTATATTTCAAAATCATGAATTAACTGAATCTTTTTTAAAATTGGATTCAAACGTAGTCAAATTTCCTACGGAGCCTTATGATCATTTTGTAGGGTGTGTGCTATTGAGAAAATTCCAATCAATAACATACAAATACTTTGAAATTGAACACATTACTATTGACAGCGCCATAGGAGATAATGTACAATATTGTATAAGGGATCCGGAAGAAACCGGACTCGAATTATCAGGCAATCAACAATGGTGGAACAACGAACATTTAGATACAGGCAAGGGACTAATAGTTTCCTGGTCAGATCTGGATCTACAAGACGGCCCGAAATTCGAACCCCGAATTGTCAAGGGCGGACGCGGTGAAAACGAATAGCTTCGGCGAAGTAGAACTTACTGAAAAAGAATTATTTGATGCATTGTACACAGGGAAAATTTCTTCTCTGGAAAATGTATTTGTAGATTCTATTGAACAATTCAACCAAGCCCGTAATACTAACGCAGATCGCTTGCCTAACCTAAAACAGTTACCCCAAGATACCGGGACTGTGGGCGAGTTTGATAAGAAAAATCAAACTAGTTGGTTCATTCCCGAGACATATAAAGATTTCAACATGGTAGAGTTTCTGTTAGACAAAACAGAAAACGAAGAACAGTACCAACGTGTAGTGTCAGAATTGGAAATGTTTATCCAATATGATATGATGGACGTACTAATTTACTGTAAATATCTAGTCGATGTTATGCGGGAAAACAACATTCTTTGGGGTGTTGGACGTGGTAGTAGTGTAGCATCGTATGTGTTATACTTGATAGGTATACACAAAATCGACAGTATAAAATACGGGCTCGATATTAACGAGTTTTTAAAATAAGGAAAACAAAATGGCTTTACATAAATCAATGCAGGGTAAAACAGTCGATATGACCAAACTAGCCCAAAAGAATGAACTAACTCCAGCAGTTAGTAATGAAAAAATTAACGCACGTGGAGATAAATTAGGACCAGGTGGTCAAATTATTCAACGTAGAGAAGAAGCAATGAGTTCATACTATGCAAATACTAGTCAGGCTCCGGCTGCTATGCCAGAACCAGTGGTTGAAAAAATTGTTGAACCACCAAGTGTGTTACCACCAACCAAGGTACCCACAACTAAAAAGAGTGAGGAATAAATGGTAGTTACAGGCACACTCAAACCGCTACGTGATGGCGTACTATTATACGATATGGAATTTGGTGAAGAAGTAACCAAATCTGGTATTGTACTTAAAAGTGACGACGGTAAAGTTGAAGGTATTAAGCCTCGATGGGGCAAAGTATTTGCAATTGGTCCAGAACAAAAAGACGTCCAAGTTGGGCAATGGGTGTTGATGGAACATGGACGCTGGAGTCGTACACACAAGTACGAAACTGAAGACGGTACCATTATTAAAATTCAAAAAGCAGATACTAACGCAATGATGCTGGTTGCTGACGAAAAGCCCAGCGACATCTATCGCGGAGAAGGCGTGTAATGGGTCACAAATATCAAATCGATGTAACGTCTATTGCGGGACAAATTAATTCCGCAGTATACGAACAAACTTCAGGTTATAACGAAGGATTTCTTGGTTGGGGTTATAAACAAGATCTTTATAGAATAAAATGGATTTTGGAAGATGCATTGCAGAGATGTCCAACCTATGGTCCCGAAAACGAATGGTTGCGTGAACAAGAAAAAAAGCAAGTAATAAAAATTTTATCAAAATAACTTATGTATCCTTACCCATATGAGATCGGAGATATCCTTCGCAGTATTCAAAAAGCAGTACGCTGTAATACCGATTCAGGTGGTGAAGGTGGCTATGCATGGGGTGCTAAACAAGATTTATATAAAATTAAATGGGCCGCTGAGGAAGCACTAAAACAATGTAATATTTTTGAAGAAGAAGATCAGTGGCTTAAAGAGCAAGAGAAGAAAAAAATTGTAAAAATTCTAAGTAATGATATTCAATAAAGTAAAACAATTAAAAGCAGAAGGTAAAAAGATTGGAATAGTGTTTTCAACTTTTGATCTATTACACGCAGGGCACATTGCCATGCTGGCCGAAGTTAAAAATCATTGCGATTATTTGATTGCAGGATTACAAACAGACCCCACCATTGATCGTCCAGATACTAAAAATGCCCCAATTCAAAGTATTGTTGAACGCCAAATCACATTAAGTGCTACTAGATACGTAGATGAAATCGTAGTTTACCAAACCGAGAAGGATTTGGAAGACATACTCTTGACTTTACCGATAGATGTGCGTATACTAGGAGTTGAGTACGCAGATAAAGAGTTTACAGGTAAACAGATCTGTATCAGTCGCGGAATTGAAATTGTCTATAACGGACGAGATCATTCTTTTAGTTCATCAAGCCTACGCAAACGTGTGGCAGAAGCAGAAAGAAATAAAAAATGAATTCAGTAGATATGGCTAACAACCTAATCTTTAGAGCCAAACATCTAAATGAGTATGTTGTTACAACAGAAGTTCCTGAAGAGTTTCGATTCAATGGAGTAGTTCCGTTTGACATGGAAATTATAGACAATATTATATACGCCAAAGTTTGGGGTATTGATTTTAATGAAGCAGTAAACAGATTAAATGATTGGTTGGAGACATGCAAATGAATTGGTTAAAACTTAAAATTCGTGATTGGTTGAATAGCGCACAAGATATATGTATTCGAGAAGAAATTGTGTACAGCAAACATGCAAACAGAGGTCTTGCTGTTACCGCCGACGGAGAAACTCTAAGCACAGAACCGTTGCGTCTAAGTGTTTACCGTGCTAATGGTGGTACTATTGTAGAAACAAGAATCTACGATAGACAAAAAGATAGAAGTACAAATCAACTACACATTGTAGGTCATGACCAAGACCTTGGACAAAGTTTATCAAAAATTATTACTATGGAGAGCCTGCGTGGATAAGTGTACAACTTGCGGTAAAGATTATAGTCCCAACTGTGATTTTCAACAAGGAAGGTGCCCGTTACATCCGCCTTTGATTACAGATTATCATAAAAGGTTTTATAATCTAATTCAAAGTATCAAAGGAATCTTTAAATGAACGAACAAAAATTAGAAAGATTGTACAACAATTTTTTAGAATTTACTGATCATATGGTTGGCCAAAACGATCCAATGGCAGTGGCTGGTGTTATGATGGCGCAGGCCATGAGCATTTATCGAACTGCTATGAGTGACAAAGATTATAACATGATGGTTGACAGTATCAGTGCAAATAGAGACAACGTTCAAAAATTCACAAACCAAGTATTACAGTAGGAAACAAATGGATATTCATCAAGCGGCAGTTTTTTTAGCCGGAAGTATTTTAACAGCACTAGGATTTGTTATAATTGTTATTGCCGCAGTAACTATCAATAATATTCTGCACAAATACTGGAAACCAGTAAAAATGTTTACACCAGATAGTTGGAAAGGATTCAATCCCCCAAGCCCTATGATTGAACCAAAACTAGATAAGGAAAGTAAATGAGTAAAGGCAGTAGACGTCGTCCAACACGTATACCAACTGAACAAGCGGACGCAAACTATGAAACAATTTTTGGAAAATATGTTCCATTGTATCTTAGAAAACAAATTCCAGATGAACCTGTAGTTAAACAAGAAACCAAAGAAGAACCTAAGGATAAAGAATGAAAGAATTATGGGTAGAAAAGTATCGTCCTAAAACTGTTGAAGAATATGTTTTTAAAGATGAGGCACAACGTCGACAAGTAAAATCTTGGATCAAAGAAAAGAGTGTACCACATCTATTATTGAGTGGTAGTGCAGGTATCGGTAAAACTACTTTGGCCAAAGTATTGCTACACGAAATTGGTATTGAAGATTTTGATGTACTAGAAATTAACGCCAGCCGTGAAAATAACGTTGAAGTAGTCCGTGAGAAAATTACAAACTTCGTACAAATGATTCCGTTTGGTCCATTTAAGGTTGTATTACTGGACGAAGCAGATTATTTGACTATCAACGCACAGGCGATTTTGCGTGGCTTGATGGAAACTTATGCCAACACTTCAAGATTTATTCTTACTTGTAACTATCCCAATCGTATTATTCCAGCGTTGCATAGTCGTTGCCAAGGCTTTCACGTTGATAAAACTGACCAAACAGAATACACTGCCCGTGTTGCCACTATCCTGGTAAATGAGAATGTAGAGTTTGATCTTGACACATTGGATACATACGTTAAATTAAATTATCCAGACTTGCGTAAGTGTATTCACGCAGTACAACAAAACGTCACTGAAGAAAACACATTGGCAGCACCTTCGGCTGGTGATGGCGACTCTGCTGATTACAAAATTGAAATGGTTGAATTGTTTAAGGCTGGTAGAATCCAAGATGCACGTAAATTACTATGTGGTCGTGCTCGCCCAGAAGAGATTCCAGAAATTTATACATGGTTGTACAACAACTTGGATTTGTTGGGATCGACTGAAGAACAGAAAGATTCAGCTGTGTTAATTATTAAACAAGGTCTAGTGGATCACATTGCCCTTGCCGACCCAGAGATTGGGCTAGCGGCTGTATTGATTAAACTGGCTAGAATACAATAATCAAAATAAAACCACATAACATTGTTGCAGGTCGCTGTTATGTGGTTTATTTTGTATGTTAGTGATTAGTTAATCGATACTGTCTTCCTTATAGATTTTCAAAATTTCTTTAACAACTGGATGACGTTCCACGTGTTTAGATTCAAACCTTGCCATAGCTATCATACGATAATCACCCCCTTGGCCGTACAATGAGCAAAATTCTAGCAATCCGTTCTCTTGTGGTCTATCTGCTTGATTTAAGTCGCCAGTAACTACCATACGGCTATTTTCGCCAATACGTGTTAATAGCATTTTCATTTGACTTGGTGTAGCGTTCTGCATTTCATCTGCAACAACAAACGCATTTTTAAAAGTGCGCCCACGCATATACGCAAGTGGACTAATTTCAATTACACCGTCGTCAAGCATTTCTGCAATTTCTTTTGGATGGTAATACTCCGCAAATACATCCATGATTGGACGTGTCCACGGCTCCATCTTTTGATTTAAGGTTCCTGGTAAGAACCCATGCTCCTCATCTACACTTACAGCTGGCCTTGTGATAATGATTTTATTAATCACCCCCTCTTTGTATAGTTTAATGGCCATCTGTACACCCAACATAGTTTTACCCGTGCCTGCTGGCCCGATAGCAAAAACAATGTATTTTTTGGGATTTTTCAGCAGTTCCAGGTAAGTTTCCTGCGCTAGATTGCGTGGGACTATTGTTACCTGCTTATTTCTTTTCAAATAGGGCTTGATCGCAATCAAGTTATTTGTGTCAGGATTAAAACGTGGATCACGTTGTACCTGCTCTTTTTCGTTACGTCTTCTTGCTCTGGACAAATTACGCCTCCGTTTAGTGAAGATCGACCTGCATAGATATTTACATCATAGATTAGAAATTGGCTTGAAACGGGCTGAATTTTGATTAATTGGTTTAAGTAAATTTGAGTATAAATACTTAAAATAAAAGAGAACCCACATGCATGATATCATTGAAGTAATTAAAAACGTTCAAAAACTTGCCGAAAACGACAATGCCTTTAAAGTTATCAAAGACTTTGAGCGTGTTATCGACGAGCTAGATTTGTATGTCTTTAAAAATTGGGAAGAGGGCGAATTAGTCGAAGGTCCCGATGTGGGCAGATACTCAGTAAAATGTAGTTTTATGTGGCATGAAAAAGAAATGCCAGATCCAGAAGGAGCAAAACGTCTATATGATTACGGATGCCAAGTAGTGTATAAACGTGAACACATCATGGTTCCACGTAAAATTAAACATCCGGATGATTTCCGCCCTGGCACTAAGAAAGGCAAAATAGATGCTCATCCAGTATGGATTGTAGAAATTACAATGCCTAAAAAATTAATGCAAGATGTATATGTTGGTAGTGAAAACAAACAGCATAACCAAATGGCAGAATTAATGAAATACAAACAAGATGGTACATCTGATACAGGTGAACTAGCACAACAGGAACCAGGCAATGACACAGCAGAAGAAACAGCACCAACAGCATAATTTAACTGAGAGCCTTCGTCCTAACGATTTGGCCAATCTAGTTAACGAAGTTTTTACGGTTGACCAATACAAGAGTAAAATGGGTGAAGACTCAGATATTGTTGTACTAGGATTTAAAGTTAAAGAAAAAAACCCAGCAACAGATCTAGTTGAGTTTATTGAACGCGGTTATAATTACGTGCTTGATGCTGATATGAGTACTGGTGAAGAACATGATGGGCAATACCAAGTGTTCGTTGAATTAGAACGCAATCAACAACTTCCAGAAAACTTAAAACATTTGCTAGCAGGTGTTGCTAAATTAACTGGTACTAAAGAGTGGCGTTTTAGATATCAACAAGCTCCAAGCAGTGTAGAGTTTAATGAACAAAGTGTAATGGAACATATTCCAACAACTCCAGAAGATTACAATATGAAAATTAACGAAATTAAAACTACCGATGTTCAACAATTCTTTGATCAAGGCACAGTAGAGGTTGCTTTAGAATCTGACAACACTATCAAGTTTAGCAAAACATACAGTGGTGACGTTGATGCCAAGTTTATAGCAATTGGTGAATACGATGATGTTAAACAAACTTTGCCAGGTGCATTATCATTAGATGAAAGCAGTCAAAGTCAAGTAACGTTTTTAACAAAATATTTAGGAAATTACGATATCAATAAAATTGGCAACAAGTTCTTAATAAGAAATGGCGCCAAAGCCGTTGTTATAGAAAAAGGTAAGTGGTAATGAATCAAATTCAGTGGATGTTGAGCATTATACCTGATGCAGTACTAAACTGGTTTTACTGGATAATTATTGCGGTCGGTATATCCGGCATGTTTGCTGGGTGGCTTGCTAAATTTATTCCTATGTATGGAAGATACATTGGCTTTATTAAGCCTGTTGGTATTGCATTGGTAATACTAGGTGTATGGCTACGTGGTGGTTACGATACTGAAATGGCATGGCGTGCCAAAGTAGAGGAAGCACAAGCCAAGGTTGCCAAAGCTGAAGAAGCTAGTAAAGAAGTTAATGCTAAACTAGAAGCTAAAATTAAAGAAAAACAAAAGGTGCGTGTTGAGTACTACGCTACTGTTAAAGAACGTATTGTAGAAAAAGAAAAATTGATTGATGCCAAATGCGAATTAGACCCAGCGGTACCAAAAATCTTAAACGATGCCGCAAAAAATCCAGCTAAAATAGGCACTGTAACAATAGAGGTTAACAAATGAAAAAAGCATTTTTAATCTTAGCCCTAGTGTTATCAGGTTGTGCAACATCTGTTCCAGTAACTATGAAATTCCCCGATGTGCCTAAAGAATTATTGAAGAGCTGTCCAGATCTTAAACCTGTAGATCCTGATACAAAAAAATTAAGTGAAGTATTGAATGTGGTTGTTGACAATTATGGACAATACTATGATTGTAAGGCCAATGCCGATGATTGGATTGAGTGGTACAACACTCAAAAATATATTTTTAATAAGGTGAAATAACATGTCTAAACTAGATTTAATGGAAGAAGCGATTGCATTGAGCAATTATCATTTTGATAAAAATCAACATGACCCAAGGTTTGATGGCGCACAAGTACTAGGCCGCTTTGAAGGTGACTGGTCTGACGAAGTAGCACAAATGATCGAGATATCTAAAGAAAGATCATTTGGTACTAGAAATTTAATAGATGGCCAAGTTAATGTTGATCTAGATAATCCTAGTGGCGAAACTACTGATTACAAGTCAATGATTGAAGGCTTTCGTCCGTTTGAAAAAGAATTCTTTGATAAAACTGATTTAGATTATTATGGTTATCCTATTATTAACAAGACTAATCAAATTGGACCAAAAGTAACTGCCTTGTTTAAAGCATTTAAATTTGCGGCGCCTACAACTTACACGGTACACATTCAAAAAGTAGGACAAGTATTTCCTTATCACATTGATTTCTTTCATAGACGTCGTTGGAAAGATGCTCCACAAGATAAGGTTATTCGTATTCAAGTTATGTTGAATGATTGGGTACCAGGACAGTGCTTGGGCTATGGCAACAGTGTATATACTGGTTGGAAAGCAGGCGAGTTCCACACATTTGATCATGCCAGCGTTCCTCACTGGACCAGCAATGCCAACTATGAGCCACGTGTATCGTTGTTAATTACAGGCGTAAAAACTCCAGAGACAGAAGAATTTTTATACAGAGCAAGAACACAAAAAACGGTGACTGCATAATTATGAAAAAACTACTACTAGCCTGTGCAGTATCAATGTTGTCAGGGTGTGCTATTATAGATGCTTATCTAATGACACACTATGACCCAAACGAATATAAAATCATCACTGACATTAGAGCAGATGCACAGAGTTTCAAATCGCAGTGCGATGATCCCGTAGCAAGCAAGGCCAATGCAGTTAAACTGGCACACGAAACACAGGTGTTTGCGTTGTACAGTGAACACATTCCTAGAAATGAACAACTTATTTCAGCTAGTAAAGATTTAAATACTATAGCACAAGGGCTAGCAGATCAATATTCAAAAACTGACAAAGTAAGTGTTGGATTTTGTAAAATTAAATTTGCCAGCATAGAAACTAATGCAGATAAAATGCAAGCAACCATAGCAAAAAGACCGAGGTAAAATTATGTCAGAAACAGTAACAACACAAGAGTCGACTTTAGATATATCGACCGCAACGATAAGGGTCACAGTGACCAGAGTTCGACCATCAATAGATATCCCATGGTTTGAACCTACTGAATTATGGGCGCATATGACCAGTACCTATAATAATACTGGTAAGCGTTGGAATCAAGTTACAGATAGTGAAGACGGTTTAACAAAAAGATCAGTGACATACTGGGTAGATTGGTTAACATGGCAAGATGCTAATATGAATGATCCAATTATGATGGAATTTGATTTAGTTACCGCGCCAGCATATGGATTATCTACAGGTATAGTACGCACCACAGTTAAAGAAATGAAAATAAATGGGGAATGGGTTACAATGCCCGTGTTAGACTCAGTCGGGGCGAATTTTAAACGATTGAGACTTCAAGAACTGAAAGGATCATAAAATGAGCGTAGAAACATATCAAGGACAATTAGGTCAAGCATCTACAAGTCCTGACCCAGTAGTACAAGAAGTAGCACAAACAGCTAACCAATATACTGAAATGTTCAAACAAGGTCAGCTGAGTAAAGATGAATATCAACAACTAATGGCTGATCTTGCTACATCAGCTAGAATTAATCAAAGCATGAACGATTTAGCCCGTCTAGAAATGTTAAATACAGCTATAAACGGTTTAATCAATTTAGCAAGTTTAGCGGGGTAACACTATATGACAGCACTAACAAAACAACAACTAGCACAAATCATTCCTGGTAATCCATATTTGGATCATTGGTTCGATGCATTATCACAAGCACTACCAGATTATGACATTGACACTCCACAACGCATTGCGGCTTTCTTGGCACAATGTGCTCATGAGAGTGGTGAGTTTAGAGCCATCAAGGAAAACTTAAACTACAAGGCAGAAAGCCTATGTAAAGTTTGGCCTAGATACTTCAATGCAGGCAATGCCGCACAGTACGCACACAATCAAGAAGCCATTGCCAATCGTGCTTACGGTGGACGCATGGGCAATGGCCCAGAAGAATCAGGTGATGGTTGGAAATTTTGCGGAAGAGGATTAATTCAATTGACAGGGCGTAGCAACTATCAAGCATTTGCTGACAGTTTACAAATCAGTATTGACGATGCTAGCGAATACTTAAAAACTTTTGAAGGATGCGTACAGTCAGCTTGTTGGTTCTGGGAAGCTAACAACTTAAACCAATATGCAGACAACGGTGATATTTTAACAATGACCAAACGTATTAACGGTGGTACATTAGGATTAGAAGATCGTCAAAAGCATTATCAACACGCCTTACACGTTTTAGGAGCATAACATATGGCATTATTAGATTCAGTATTAGGTCTAGTCACTAAGACCCCAAAAGACCCAGACGCACCCAAGCCACCAGTAGGTAGCCGCAGTGAGCGAGAGGCAAAAATCAAAGACAAAGCAGGTATGGTAATCAACGTATTTGCATTATTACTAGCATTAAACGCATGGTATGGCGGCAAGTTGTCTAGCACAGTATTAAACAACACTATCAAAGCTAACGATACTTACAGTTTTTATCAAGCCAAGAGCTTAAAACAAACTCTAGCAGAACAAAACTTGTACGAAGCAAAGCGTAATGGTGATAAAGCTCGTGCAGAAGACATGGCCGCACGTATCGATCGTTATGAAAACGAACCCAAAGATGGTAAGAAAGACCTAATGATCAAAGCCAAAGCCTTAGAAGCCGAGCGTGATGAAGCTAAAACACGTAGTCCATGGATTGGATACGCTAGTACAGCATATCAATTGGCAATTGTTGTATTATCAGCAAGTATTCTTGCAGTTAGTATGAGCCTATTCTGGAGCAGTTTTGCTGTCGCAGGTATTGGTGTGTTGCTAAGTCTTAATGGATTATTCCTCTGGTTTTAAATACACACTTAATTTAGATTAAACTACCGCTTAAATAATAGTATACTACTATTATGGAGCGGTTTTTTAATGGATCCACTAACACTCTTTGCACTGGCAAACGGGGCCGTCTCCGCTGTCAAGGCTGGGTGTAAACTTTACAAGGACATTAAAGGTGCCGCAGGTGAAGTTAAGGAAGTCCTTAAGGATCTAGACGACCAGTTTCACAAACTACATCCTCCTGAAAAACCACCCACTGTAGCACAGAAAAATGCCTACATAGAGGAAAAGAACCGTGTAATAGAGTTAAACAAAAAAGCCAATGCTGGAGAAACTACTGGCATATACACAGAGATAGGTGAGAAGTTAGGCGAGTATTATGATAATTTTTACAAATGCCTTGCAATATTCGAGGAAGAAGAACGTCGAGCTAAAACAGAAGTATATCACGGGGAAGCCAGTTTAGGGAAACGTGCCTTACAGCGTGTTCTAATGAAAAAGCAGTTGGAACAAATGAGTGTAGATCTACGTGAACTAATGGTTTATCAAAGCCCGCCAGAACTTGGAGCATTGTATACCGAAGTAGAAGCAATGATGAAGCAGATGGGCAAGGAACAAAAAGTCCTTATTGCCGTAGAAATGAGAAATCAAGCAGTTCAAGAACGTAGAAGACGAGCAAGATTACAAAAACTTAGATATGAATTTATGATAGGTGTTGTAGTAATCTCTATGATTTTCTTTTTAGGCGGGGTGTTTATGTATGTGGCATACGACAGGCAACAGAAATATCCACAATACGGTAACGGAATATTCCCTAAAACTGAAAAACAGCGGCAAAGAGAGGCAGAGCCTCAGATTTATATAGGAAGATAAATAATTCAAAGGAGCTAAACACTATGGCAGATAACGTAGCAAGCGCAAGCGAACAGAAAAAAGAAGATTGGATGAACAGCAAATGGCGTCCAATGATGGGCTGGATGTACATGTTAATATGTACCATGGACATGGTAATATTTCCAGTATTATGGAGCTTATTGCAAGCCTTTACACACACGGCAATTACACAATGGAATCCACTAACACTACAAGGTGCAGGTTTATTTCACATTGCGATGGGTGCTGTATTGGGTATTGCGGCATTTGGTCGTACACAAGAAAAACTAAATGGAGCAAACAATGGCGGACTACAAACACCAACAACAGGATTTGCGAGCGGGCCAGCAACACCTAGCCCTGCGCCAACAGGATTCAGCGCACCAACAAGCGGCTTTGGAGCCCCAGCCGCAACACCAAGTAGCTTTGGCGCCCCAACAGGCAGCTTTGGTAGCAGTTCAGGTTTTGGAGCAACAACGGCTCCGGCCGCAACAGGAGTAACAACTGGTTTTGGCGGCAAGCCAGCCCCAGTTATGCCTCCAGATCCAGTTCTATAAAGGAAATTAAAATGAAAAAATTATTAGTCGCACTATTGGCCACTGCTTTTGTAGGTGTATCATTTGCTGAGGCAGAGAAAAAAGAAGTATGTCACGATCGTTTAGATAAAGCTGGTAAACCAGTTATTGATAAAAAGACTGGCAAGACTGCACAAGACTGCAAAGTAATCAAAGTTCATAAAAAGCTCGAAGGAGCAGAAGTAGTTCCAGATAAGAAGAAATAATTAGCTGTTGACATTACTCGAAAGGTATAGTATAATTTACTATACCTTTTCTTATCATGACAGATCACTATCAAACTCTTGGCATTAATAAAAATGCATCTCCGGATGACATAAAAAAGGCTTACCGAAAGTTGGCAAGCCAGCATCATCCTGACAAAGGGGGCGATACTAAAAAATTCCAAGATATTCAAACTGCATATGCTACCCTAAGCGATCCAGAAAAGCGTCATCAGTATGATAATCCTCAACCGCAGTTTCATGGTGATCCATTTGGTGGATTTCATGGCGGTGGTATGCCACCAGGGTTTGAAGATATATTTGGACAGATGTTTGGTAACGGCGGCAATCCTTTCTTTGGGCAAGGGTTTAGACAACAGCCACAACGTAATAGAATATTAAACATTCAAACTGCTATTTCGTTAGAAGAAGCATTTCATGGTAAAGATTTATTGGCCAACTTACAATTACCTAGTGGACGCCAACAAGTTTTAGAAATTAAAATCCCTGCTGGTATTAGCGATGGCACAACATTGCGATTGGCTGGTATGGGTGACGACTCTGTTCCAGGTGCTCCTAGAGGAGACATACATTTAACAGTTAATGTTAATCCGCATAATAAATTTGCAAGACAAGGTGACGATTTACTATGCAAGGTAGATATTACTTGTATAGATGCAATGCTTGGCAAAACAATCAATGTAACCACAATAGATGGCAGAACTTTGGAAGTTACTGTCAATCCAGGAACGCAACACGGGCAAATACTTGCGGCAGCAGGCTACGGCATGCCAAAAGTTAGTGATAACCGTTTCAAAGGCCGTATGTTAATATCTGTTGATATTTCTATACCTAAACTAACTGAAGAACAAAAAGCAATCCTCCAACAACTAACCATTTAAATACTCTTATGCTAGAAATAATTAAATTCCCCCATGAAATATTAAGACACAAAGTTGAAGAGTTCGATTTTGAAAATTGTTTACTGGATCCAGTAAAGTTAGAAGCAGAGCTAATTGAAACAATGCTGGCTAATGACGGCATTGGTTTAGCCGCAGTACAAGTTGGTATACCAGTACGTGTGTTTGCCATGGGCTATAGAGCAAGCCCAGAACTAGCCCAAGCATTTTTTAATCCAATAGTTGTCAGTTGTACTGATGAAGTTGAAGATCTGGAAGAAGGATGTTTGAGTTTTCCAGGCATTTATGTTAATATTAAAAGGCCTAAAAAAATATTAGCACGTTGGCAAGACAGCAAAGGAGAATGGCAAGAGTCAGAATTCGATGGTTATAATTGTAAGTGTTTTTTACATGAGTTAGATCATTTAGAAGGCATTGTATTTCAAGATAGGGTTAGTAGTTTAAAATGGTCTTTGGCTGTTAAGAAATCAAAACCTAAAAAAATTAAAAAAGTAAGATTAAAAAGGAAATTTAAATAATGCTGGAGCCAAGTAAGGACTTAGAGAAGATTTTTGAACACGCTGTTGAAACAGCAGTTACTCATAATCACGAATATATTACATTAGAACATTTTTTATACGGGTTACTACATAATCAACCTTTTACAGAAATTCTAACTGGTTTTGGTACTGACATTGATTCCTTTAGAGCAAATGTTGAAAAATATATTGAAGAAGATTTGTCAGTCATTGCAAATCCCTCTTCCGAAAAACCTAAGAAAACAGAAACAGTTGAACGTATGTTAAACCGTGCGTTTACCAGTGTTGTATTCCAAGGACGTCAAACTATCGATCACATTGATTGTTTTATCAGCTTGTTTGCAGAAAAGAAAAGCCATGCAAGATACTTTATTGCCAAGGCCAACATTGAAAAAGACAAGTTCATTGATTTCCTAAACAAAGAATCAATCAATATTGAAAAAGAAGAAGACGATAAACAAAATCCGCAAATTGCAAGAATGATTAATCAGTTTTGCGTGGACTTGACTGCAAAAGCCAAGGCTAAAAAGATTGATCCTGTCATTGGGCGTGAGACTGAGATTGATGACATTACACTGGTGTTGGCTCGACGTACCAAAGCTAATGTTATCTTAATCGGTGATCCTGGTGTAGGTAAAACTGCCATTGCTGAAGGTATTGCCCGCAAAATCATTGAAGGCAAAGTTCCTAAGTTTATTCAAGGACACACAGTACTAAGTTTAGATATTAGCGCCATGTTGGCTGGTAGCAAATATCGCGGCGACTTTGAAGAAAGACTTAAAGGTGTTATCTCTGGTATTGAAAAACGTGGCAACTGCATTTTGTTTATTGACGAAGCACATATGATGAACGGTGCTGGTGCGGCAGGCAACAGCAGTAACGACATGGCCAATATGCTTAAGAGTTCGTTAGGCAAAGGTAAAATTAAAGTCATTGCTAGTACTACATGGGAAGAATATCGTAAACACTTTGAAAAGGATCGTGCGCTAATGCGTCGTTTCCAACGTGTCACAGTTGACGAGCCTACAGAAGCAGTGGCCATTAAGATCCTTAAAGGACTTAAGAAGTATTACGAAAAACATCACAATGTTAAGATCACTAATCAAGCAATTATTGATTCAGTCAAGTACTCAGTCAAATATATTACTGATCGCAAACTGCCAGATAAGGCAATTGACTTGATCGATTGTGCATCGGCTCGTTTTAAAGTACGTGATGAAGAAGGTGGAGTTGTTGATCACGAAGAAATTTTGTTCGAGATTAGTAAAATTGCAAATCTCCCCTTGGAGCAAGTTACAAACAAAGAAACTTCTAATCTATCTAGTTTAGAAAAGAATATGAAGTCAACTGTACACGGACAAGAAAAAGCAATTGAAAACTTGCTAGACAAAGTGTTTATTGCACAGTCAGGACTAAAATCATTAAACAAGCCAATTGGTAGTTTCTTGTTTGTTGGCCCTACAGGTGTTGGTAAAACTGAAACTGCTAAACAACTTGCAACTAACTTAGGTGTTAAGCTGGTACGTTTTGATATGAGTGAATATCAAGAACAACACAGCGTGGCTAAATTTATTGGTAGCCCACCAGGCTATGTAGGGTTTGACGATAATGCTGGCCAACTAATTACACAATTACAAGAAAATCCTAACTGTGTTCTATTGTTAGACGAAGTTGAAAAAGCACATCCTAGTGTATTGACAGTGATGTTACAGTTAATGGACAATGGATTTATTACAGGATCAAATGGTAAAAAGGCTGATGGACGCAATGCTATCATTATTATGACCAGCAACTTAGGTGCTGCCGATAATGAAAAGAACGGAGTTGGGTTTGGTAGCTTGGAACGAGATGGTGACCCAAAAGATGCCGTCAATAAATTCTTTGCTCCTGAATTCCGTAATCGTTTAGATGGCATTATCAAATTTGGTAAGTTAAGTACTGAAACGATGGCACTGATTGTTAAGAAGTTTATCAAAGAACTTAACGCATTGGTCAAAGATAAGAACATCGCTGTTAAGGCCACTGATGCCGCTATTGAGCATTTAATTAAAGAAGGCTTTGATAGCAAAATGGGTGCTCGTCCATTACAACGTACTATTGACAACATGATCAAACGTCCTTTGAGTAAGGAGATATTGTTTGGTCGATTAATTAATGGCGGAGTTGTAGAGATAGATATAACGGACAACAAACTTGTTTTACATTTTGTTGATCCGTTACCAGTAGAAAAGGTCAGCAATGATACCAACACAACACAAGACGACCAAGTTATTTTATAATAAATGGCCCTATAAGTTAGTGGTTAACCATCCTAGGTCCCGCTATATAAAAATGTACGGGCCACAGTCTGTACTACTGGATTTTAATTCTAAAATGAGAAAATATCATAATGAATTAGATACTGTAGATTTTGCTAGTCGAATTGCCAAGTACTGGGATCAAGAAATTCAGGTAAGAGTCGAAAATGCCACAATGAGTATATTTTGTAAAAACGAAAAATTATTCTATGAGATGGAACTAGACTTGGCCAAGTGGTTACGTGAAATACATGCTCCTGCCAATAGGGAAGAACTTGATTTCTTAATGACGCAGAACAAACGAAGAATTGTTTGTAATATGTTTCCTTATGAAAAATATCATTATAGAATTAGATTAAAATCGACCATGGATATTGAACTACGAAAAAAGTTTAAAATTTGGATTGAAAAATACGGTGATAAAGCCAGCATTGCCAACCACACTAAACAGTGGTTTGGCAACGGCCAGTCGGGCTATGGATGGAACCCAGCTATATTGATTGAAGATTCTGCTACACTATCTATGGCTCTGTTGTTCTTGGGCGGAAACGCTAGATACATTGAAGAATTTGTTTTGCGTTCTAGCATAAATATTAGTCTAGAACAGGATAACACATGTCAGCACTCAGCGTCGCCCTTGAATTCACAAACTATCTGGGAACAGCCAGCGTAGCAGTTCACTACCCTAATAGTGGTACTGGAGTTTCAGTCTACACCAGCGATTGGGCTCAAGGTGATGGATACTACGGAAGTGGCAGTGGATTACACACTGTCATGTATACTTGTTCAGCAGACTTTGTAGGCACTGTTACCATGCAGGCAACATTAGCAACAAAACCAGCCAATACAGATTGGTTTAATGTTAACGGGACTACAAGTACCTATCGTTTAACTGATAATCGCAACACAAGTACCGTAGATATCTACAATTTTACCGGTAATTTTGTATGGGTTCGTGGGCAAGTATCCATTGCCAACGGGCAAATGCAGTCAGTTCTGTACAATCACTAATTTCCACTTTAGTTAAATCGTAATAAATACTTGAATAGTATCAGTGTCTATCTATGATTGATAAGGAAATAGTATGTTATTAAAAGAATTCTTTGGCAAAGCCATTGACATCAATAAGGAAATGCAGAAGAATCGAGACGATGACAACATCGGTAACGATTTGTTCTGGTTTATTATCGATCATGATCGCCTTCACAAAGATCACTTTCACCCTCTAGCTAAAAAAATTCACCACTCTCACAAAAGCGGCAAGCTAGATAAAGAGAACATGGTCAAAGATTTCTTACCTATGGTTAAAAAAGGTTGTATGGAATTTTATGAAAAAAATAAGTTGCCAGGCAGACTACAAGATCATTTCGACAAAGAGTTTGTAAAAGACATGTGTGAACGATTGTTTGATCATTATCGTGAAGACATTGTTCAAGGCAAATACAAGATTGGGGTTTAAGATGAAGTTATTAGAAGGTGGAAACATTTGGGATGACGTTGTTACTGGTTTTGACCCAGCAGTTGTTGCCAAACCTTTAGAAGCTGAAACACAAAGATACCTAAAAGGTGTTGGTGTCGAAGTATATGTTGTAGGCAGCGGATACGAACCAAGAAAAGACGCTGAAGGAAATCCAGTTCCAAGTAATGACTTAGATGTTATGATTGATTTGCCTATTAGTATGCAACACTTTGGAACTAAGGATAGTTCTACAACACGCAAGGCGTTGGCCGCATATTTAAATCAACAAGGTATTCAAACAAAGTTGGCAGGTGTAACTGTACACTGCCGTATTCCAATGGACGGACAATTTTACCAAGTAGACGTTAAAGTTGTTAACAATGCTGCCAAAGTAGCACAGTTCCATAGACACAGTATTCCACAAGGTAGTCCATATAAAGGTGTTAATAAACAAATGATTATGAACACACTGGCCAGTAGTAAAAATATGTTATGGAGTCCAGACGAAGGACTATATGCAAGAGATGCCACTGGAAAGAAAGCAAACTTACTAAGTGACGAATGGGATACCATTGCACAATATCTTTTAGGTAAAGGTGCTACTGGTAAGGATTTAGGTAGTGTAGAATCTATTATGGCTAAGATTCCAGACGAAGCAGTTAAAGCAGATATTATGGCCAAAGCCAAAGCCAGTGCAAGCTGGCAGGCCGCAACTCCCACAGTACAAGAAGGTTCACGCGAGTGGTTTAGATTTTTAATGGATAACATTCTATGAAAATACGTGAACTGTTAAAAGAAGCCGCGGCACCCGCAGTAGGTAGAAAATATCAACACCTTGAAGATTTAGTGTTTACTAATGGCGCACTGGGTGGCCTACATGCTGTTGAACGATTACAAAGCATGACTAAAGAAGGTCATGGACTTGAATTAAAATGGGATGGTAGTCCTGTAGTATATTGGGGGCGGGATGAACAAGGACGATTTAGTTTAATTCCTAAAAATGCCTGGGAATATTTAAAGCGTGGCAAGACATCTTTAGATAATGGAATCAACACCGTTATGTACAGTCCTGAAGATATTCGAGCATTTATTTTAGGTACTGGTAAAGTTGAACCTGGTAAAGAAAAACAACGTGAACATTTTGCCAGTGGCATGGCTAATTTATGGAGATACTTTGAAGCCGCAAGTCCAGATCGAGGTTATTTAGAAGGCGGTATTTTATTCTCTCCAGATCAGCCACCTAAACTAAATCCACAAAGTCAAGAATACGATTTTAAACCCAACATCACAGCATTCCATATTCCAGTAGGTAGTGAGCTGGGCAAGCGCATTAAGACTGCAAAAGTTATGGTGGCGGCTACTGGATATTATGAAACATTAGGTAGCAGTGAAGAAGGACGTTATCCTGATGCTCCAAATTTAAGTACCCCAGATATTATTGTCCAAGGAACTACATATGTTGAAGCTCCACCAAATTTAGATCCTGCAGGCATAGCAAAAGTTGAACAATACATTTCAAAAAATGCGCAGTCCATTGACAATTTCTTATCCCCAAAACCTGGATTAAGTAAACCAGGTGATATACTTTACAAATTCTATAATCAAAATTTGCGTATACCAGGAACTAAAACAAAATTTACACAATGGGCGCAACAAAATTTATCAGCTGGACAAGCACAAAAGGTATTGGGCGATCCTGGATTAGATATTGTACTACACGCTGTAGAAATGATCAGCCATGAAAAGTTAAAACTAATTCAATTAATCAGTGCCGGTACACACGGTGGTATTAGACAAACAAAACCAGAAGGATATGTACAGGCACACCCAGGTACACAATTTAAAAATGATTTACCAGGACAGTTCGTTAAAACTATAGACCAGGCCAACTGGGCTCCAAGGAAAGATTAATATGTTATTAAGAAATATTTTTGAAACTTTAGCAAGAACTGGAGAAGGTAAAGCCGCAGTTGTTGGCTGGGGTCGCGGTATGGGACACAAGGGACACATGTTCTTGGCTAGTAGCGTAATTACACAGGCCAAAGAAACAAATGCAGATCCTTATTTTGTTGTTAGTCGTACTGTTGGCAAAGATGATCCAATTAATCCAGAAGAAAAACTAGCAATCTATAAAAAAGTATTTCCACAAAGCGGACATATTTTTCAAACTGCCACTGAAGAAATGCCAGACTTAACTCGTGTATTAACACAGTTACAGGGCATGGGCTACACTGATGTTACAGTTGTAGTTGGTGCAGATCAAGTTAAGGCATTGGGATATGTTAAAAATTACAACGGAAAACCAGACAAATCCGGCAATATTCCGTTCAGTTTTAACACATTAAACGTCATAAGTCGTCAAGAAACTAACGATCCTAGCCGTGATCAAGAAGGGCCACGTGCTACACCTATGCGAGACGTATTAATGGACCCAACTAAAAGCGAACAACAAAAGTTTGCAGTTTGGCGTGATGCCATGAATGATGAATTAAGTGACGACGAAGTTCGTGATTTAATGAATAAAGCACAGCAACGTATGCAGGCATTGGTTAAACCTAAGAAAGGTGTGGCGGAGGCTGGAAGTCCAGCACAGCAGGCCGCTATTGCTATTGCTAAAAAGAAAGCAAAAGGTGTTTCTGAAACTCCTATTGACGGGCCAAATGACAATCCTAAGATTTACGGGTGGCAAGGCGCTAATCCATCAGAATTAAAAACTCGTATCATGAGAGCCAGAGGACAAATAAAGGATTTATCACAACGAGCTGACACAGATAGTTTATTAGGTTGGGAAAGTATTGCCCGTCAGTTTCCTGAGCTGGCAATGAACATTGAACAAATACGTCATGCTATTGAAGAACTAGCTAAGAAACGTAAAAAGGGCGGCATTGGTTCTAGAGGTATTGATCCCAATATTGGCGAGGAAATGATGCCCACTAGCAATTTTACTGGAAGTAAAAAGAATAAACTAGGGTCTGCAGGACAATTAAAAGCAACTGACGACCATGCTCGTGCAGGCGATTTAGTAGGCAGTGCTGAAAGTATTCGTGAAAATTGGGAACTAGAAAAAGCCAACGCATTATCTAAGTTAATTGAAAGACAATTAAAATGAAACAGTATTATATTACAAAAGAAAACATAAGCCAGAACAGCCCCGATGACTGTTTTCTAGCCCCAGAAGATCCTATACATGAATTAAAAATAGCCAGCTACATGGGCGGATTAGGCAGTACCGTTAAATTAGCCGAATATCGAAACAAAGTAGCAGAAGCAAACAAACTAAATACTGACAGCGCCGGAATGAGTGGGAACGACAAGGCTCAATACATGAAGGCAAATAATATACGACCAGGAACTCCTGCGTGGTTTGAATTATGGTACGGAAAATAATATGAACAACGAATTTAAAACTAAAATTTATAAAGATGCAACCGTCTATGTATTAGAAAGTGCAACTGGCGGATCTACATCTGCTGGTGGAGCAACACTTAGCAAACCATTAGGAAAAGATCAAATTGTCATGCAGAGCAGAAATGGTCCTAAAGAAATTCCTGCTAGTAAGCCACGTAACTTTGTAGCCAAGAACGCTAAAATGGGCGGTGCTGGTCAACACAAAGATAAAAAGAAAGCTGAAAAGCAAGGTGATGTAAAACATCGTAAACCATTTGCCGAGGGCGATTACAATCACGGATTTGCAGATCCCAATGCTCCTAAATTAGGTGCAAGTGATCAATTCCGTAATCGTGAGCGTAATGCAGGTCTAGAGCACGAACAAAATAATATTCAAATTTACATTAACGGCAAGCCATGGAAAGTTATTCCTGGCAAGGGGTATGCTGATAGTCCAGAAGAGTGGAAATACTTAGACAACATGAAAACATGGGCCGCTAAAAAATCAGCAGCCACTGGTAAAAAATGGACAGTAAGTTTAACTGGAGCTCCACTTAGTGAAGACCATAGTGATATGGGCAAGGGTTGGGGACAAGGTAGTCAAGCCACTGCATATCCGTCTAGTGCATTATCTGGTGCAGGACACAATGACCGTACCATGGAAAATCCAGACTGGTATAATGATGAAGCCAACAGTATGACTACTGCTCAATTAAAGAGTCTAGTTAAGCATGCCTCCAAATTGCGTCATGCCGTTAAATCAATGGGTACTGACACATTAGAGCCATGGCAACAAGCTAAAGTTACCAAGGCCGCAGACTATTTAGATGCGGTGTTTAATGCCGTAGATGACGAACATGACATGGGCGAAGGAAACCATCCAGATGAAAAAGAAGATAAAGCACTTATCCGTAAGATGGTCAAACAACAAGCATTGAAACAAGAACGTATGGCAGAAGGTGAACGCACTATGAGTCGTGCTGCCAAAGGTAACGAGAAATATGGCAAGGATGGTATGAAGGCCCTGGCCAAGGCAGGTCGCGAAGGTGCCAGTGAAAAGAAATTAGATGCTATTCGCGACAAACATAACCACTATAACGAAGAGTGGAGTCAAAAGTATAAGAGCAGTATCAATTGCAGTCATCCAAAAGGTTTCAGTCAAAAGGCTCACTGTGCTGGTAAGAAAAAGCACGAAGAAAGTATGATGACCATGGAAGCAGTATGTCCAGATTGCGGTATGTGCCAAACACACGGAAACCTTAATGAGATTAAGAAAGGTGCTAAGGACTCAAACGGATTTACTAAGTGCTGGCCAGGACATCACGCCGCTGGTACTAAGAAAGGTAAGAACGGTGGGCAAGTTCGTAACTGTGTACCCAATGAAGATATAGAAAAAGATGCTTACATGTCTGAGTTAAATGCTAAACTAGCAGAAAAGATTCCTGCCAATGCTCCAGTAGATCGTTGGATTAAAGATTTTGACAAAGCGTCAAAAACTCCTAATGCTAAGGGCCATCACCAGTTTAAAAATAAAAGTAAAGACAAGGTCAGACAAATGGCCATAGCGGCATCGTACGGTGCTAAAAATCCTAAAAAGAAAAAATGAAAATCTTAGAGTTTATTAAAAGTGATTATGAGATTCACAGTCGCGATAAACTAGACAAGATTTTAACCGAGTTATGTCAAGCCGTTATCAAAGGACAACAAGATGATCCTGTAAAATATGGGATGGTTGCGGCCTGTGTCTTAGACCCCCAAAACCGCAAAGTCTTGAGTGTTAATGAGGCGGCTCAGGACGATACTAGAAAACACGCAGAACGTGTCGCCATTGAAGCATATACCAAAAAGTATGGCGAAGTGCCATCTGGTAGTATTATACTGACTACATTAAGTCCATGCAATGAAGATGATACAGACATGGCTGATGAAAGATTTGGTGAAAGCTGTACTGATTTGATTAACAACAGCAACGTGAGAAAAGTATATTGCGGATACATTGATCCTAGTCAAGAAGATGAACATAACAAATACACTTTAGAAGAAACTGGCAACAGTGATGTTAAAGATTTATGTAAAAAATTTGCTGATACATTTTTAAAAAAAGATGTTGATGAAAACTTTGCAGATGGTAAACACCCAGGACGCAAAGGACTTGCCAAACGCAGTGGAGTAAATACCAAAGCCAGTGTCAGCAGTCTACGCAAAACTGCTAAACACAGTTCAGGTGAAAAACAACGTATGGCACATTGGCTAGCCAATATGAAAGCTGGGAGAGCAAAGAAAAAATGAGAGCGCACGAATTTATTAACGAAGATTGGAACAAAGTTAACCATCACGACAAAACTGATGGACTAAGCCAAAAAGCTGTCAATGCTTATCGTCGTGAACACCCAGGTAGTAAATTAAAGACTGCCGTAACTACTAAACCCAGTAAGTTAAAAGCTGGCAGCAAAGATGCCAAACGCCGTAAATCATTCTGTGCTAGAATGTCAGGTAATAAAGGCCCAATGAAAGACAAACACGGCAAACCTACACCCAAAGCAAAAGCGTTAAGTCGCTGGAATTGTTAACGCCAAGGGTTATAACAATAAACTCGGCCAGTGCCGTTAAGTCCGCGTTGTCCACCTGGTGGAATATGTAATCGTGGAATTCCATCTTTGTTAGACCAATCCTGAGGCATTTCAAATATTGGGCTTATTCCACCAAACTGTTTGTGGATCCAATCCATGTTAAACACTTCAGGTTCTAATTTATTTTCCCAAGCAAATCTTTCAATGCCGGCATTTTGCCAACGTATCTGATTCCAAATAGCTTCATAATCATTTTCATAATAGTAATAGCTATCATACTCTAGTTGGAACCCGCCAGTGTGTTCCCACCATACATAACATTTATGATCCACTTGATGATGTAATACTAACATGGCATCGGGCCATAGTTTGTGAATTTTATCTAAATGATAGGGCCAGTAATGACTTTTGTGTATGCGTATACTTTTGTCACCAGTCTTACCCATCCAAGGAGCACCTAGATCTGATACGACTTCAGGATGTTCTTCTTCGTTAAACACATGATCCAACATGTATTCAATTTCTTCTTTGCTGTAATCACCAAAGCCTAAGATCCATTCTCCAAATTCTGTACCAGGATCAAAAAATGCACCCATATGGTTAAAACTTTTTTCTGTATTACCAGAACTGTGCAATCTATGTGGAACAATGTCAGTGTTGTTGATATTCTCTACACTGCCACGAATACATTTATCCACACGACCCCAGCCACTGCCAGGAGCGCCTGTTAAGAAGATTCTTTTTATAGGGGCTTTTTCCATGTCCAAATTATCCTTACGTGTTTAGTTACTGTGATGGGTTTAATGATTTCAAGATTGTATTTTTTAGTGAAGTTAAAAATATCAACCAATGTCCAAGGGTACGCAACTTCAGGAGTATTGTTTGGATTAATGCAAGGGTTGACTCGCATATAAATCCTACCACCAGGTTTGCACCACTTAACTATTCGATCAATCTGTGCTTCAATAGTTTCAAATGGATGAAAGTTGGTTGAACCTAATGCAACTACTACATCATAGCTTTCTTCAGGAGCATCGAAATCCATTGTATCAATTAGTATATCTGCCGCAGTATTGTATTTGTCAATGGCAGTAAGATTTTTAATCTTGCCTTTGAACAAATTATGACCACAGCCCACATCTAATACAACGTCATTGTCTGCTATTTCTGAAGCAATAACATCATGTTCTTCTTTGCTGCCTAGTCCGGTACTCCAATTTTTTCTTCCAAAAAAATCAGTTAGGTATTGTTCTTTATCTATGTTCATGATTGTATTTACAACAGTAAATCTTTGATAAGTAACTTTATGAAACAGCTTTTAATATTTGCAGGGCCGCAGGGTTCA